CTCGGCAGAAGAAGCACGATTATTTTACTTCTGCTTTGCCGTGGCCTCAGAAGGGACCTGCGGTCACTTTGCCCCTTGGTTCTTCTGCGCCTGTTTTGCGCACTTCTAATGCGCAGGCCTGGACTGTTTATAATGAAAACGCCAACACGTTGCAGGGTTCTCAGTCTGCTTATCAGACTTATCCTTCTGGCGTTTTCAATGGCCAGCCGGCGAACGTCGGTGCGTCTTTCGATCCTCGTGGCGGACTTTATGCTGATTTGTCGACTGCGACTGCTGCGTCGATCAATTTGTTTCGTCAAGCCATGATGATGCAGTCTCTCCTCGAGCTGGATGCTCGAGGCGGAACTCGTTACACTGAGATTTTGCGCGCTCATTTTGGAGTTGTTTCTCCGGATGCGCGTTTGCAGCGCCCTGAGTTTTTGTCTGGTGGTACGGTTCCTTTGAATCAGCATCCGGTGGCGCAAAATTCGGCGACCACCGAGGGTGGTTCGCCGCAAGCTAACCTTGCTTCTTATTCGACTGTTGTCGAAATGGGTTCGAAGGTTGGTTTTTCAAAGTCTTTTGTTGAGCACGGTTATGTGATCGGCCTGGTCTCTGCCAGGGCCGATATTACCTACCAACAAGGGCTCAACCGAATGTGGTCTCGACGTAGCCGTTGGGATTTTTTCTGGCCGAAGTTTCAAGAGCTTGGTGAGCAGCCTATTTTGAACAAAGAGATTTATTGCGCTGGTGGCGGCGATGCCGCCGACGAGCAGGTTTTTGGCTATCAAGAGCGGTACGCTGAGTACCGTTATCGGCCTTCTGAGATTCGTGGTCAGTTCCAGTCTTCTTACGCTCAGTCGCTGGATGTCTGGCACCTTGCTGAGGAGTTTACTTCGCGACCCACCTTGGGTGAGACGTTTATTCAGTCGAACACTCCCATTGGTCGCAACCTTGCTGTGCCAGATTATCCTGCATTGAAGCTGGATTACTGGTTTGATTATAAGCATGCGCGCCCGATGATGACTTATGGTGTGCCTGCAACGCTGGGACGTTTCTAATGTGGGGCGCGCTGGCTGCGATCGGAATTCCGGCGCTGGCGAGTTACCTCGGCCAGCGCGAGGCTAATCAGACTAATGTTGGTATGGCTGAAAGGACCAATGCGTTCAATGCTGAAGAGGCTGAGAAGAATCGTGCCTTTCAGGAACGCATGTCTAATACAGCTCACCAGCGTGAGGTTCAGGATTTACGTCTCGCTGGTTTGAATCCCTTGTTATCCGGCACCGGAGGTGCCGGATCTTCGACGCCATCTGGCTCCTCAGCCAGTGGCGTCACTGCGAATGTGAAGAACGAGCTAGAGGGAGCCGTTTCTTCTGCCTTTGAGGCAAAGCAATTATCGTTACAGAATACTCGGCAAGAGGCCGATATTGCTCTGACGAAAGCTCAGACCGCAAAGGCTCGCACGGAAGAAAAAGTTCTTCAGCGAGGTATTCCCGAAGCTGAGTTGAAGAATGATATTTACGATGTTGTTCGGCCTTTCGTGAAGAAAGTGAAGGAAGCTACCCAGTCGTCGACTGGTGGCTTTAGTTCCTTCGCACGTGCCGTTCGAGATCGTGAGGATAAGATTAATGAAGAGGCAGCTAAAAGGAAAAAAGCTGCCTCCGAAAACCTTAAACGCATGCAGCAAAGGATGCCGTGATGAAGAGTTCGTATCGCGAGTTTCGTATCCAACGTCCGTCTGTCCAGCAGTATGATGCTGGCAAGACGGACCAGAGCTTCCAAAAGGACGCTGATATTAACACTATTGTTGCGCGGTTTTTGAAAGATCCGCACAACTTTAATTTAAAACAGAAGGTCGGTTTCTTTCAGGAAGAACCGCCTCCTGTCACTGATTTGCTTTCTGCTTATGAGCTTATTAATGCCACAGAGTCGGCATTTGCCTCCCTCCCGGCTAAGGTGAGGGAGTATTTTGCGAACGATCCGTTCGCTGTTTCCGAATTTGTTCGTGATCCATCCAATCGCGATAAAGCGATTGAGCTGGGGCTCATCCCCAAGTCTGAGGAGATTGACACTCCTCCTGTTTCTCCGGTTGTTACACAGGTTCCCCCTGTTTCTAAGAAGGCCACGGGTAAAACGACGACGATTAACGACGACGATACCCCGTAGGCCTTTCTAACTGGAACCCCGGTAGTACCCTACCGGGGTTGAAGGAGTGCGTAGCACGACGCCTTCCCCGTATTTTAGAGCGCCAATGCTTTCTGGCGCTCAAGCCGCGTGATGCGGCGTTCCCAGCCGAAACGGCGCTTGAGTGCGTACAGGATGTACCCGCTAGGCCCAAGTTTAGTTGGGCCGTGGAAGCCGTACTCGGCTCTCCTAAGCGGAAGGGTTGGGGTTCCCCAACCCTCCGCGATTCTGATCCACTGCGTTTTTCATTGTTTTCTTGTGCCTCGGATTTTATGTCCGAGGAACCGATATTTGGCAGCGATGCCATCAACTGAAAGGATTGTTTGTGAAGTTGTTTGTGTATTCGATTCGTGATTCTGCGATTGAAGTTTTTAATTCCCCGTTTTTTGCTCGAGCGCCTGGCGAAGCCGAGCGCAATTTTCAGCGTCTTTGTCAAGACCCGAATTCTGGGATTTCTGCTCATCCGCATCATTTTGATTTGTATCATCTTGGCACTTATGATGATTCGACTGGCAAGATGGACCTTTTGGATTCTCCGCGTCATGAGTTTAAAGCTGTTCAGTTTTTACAGGCCGAAGGCCCGGCGGCTACGTCACCCCTTGTTGTAAGTAGCCGCCCTGACCGGAGCAAGCGCGTTAAGCGCTAAATCCGGTCTATTCTCAGGAGCTTTTTGTGACGATAATTGAACTTGATAATGGTGAGACTCTTGTTTTCAAGACTCACGATCCTAATCCCAATGACCCGGTGTATTGTTATACACCAAAGGAGTTAACCGATGAAGAGAAGCAAGCTTTCGCGTGGTGCTTCGAAGCGTTCTTTCAAAAAAGCGACGGGAGTTCAAAAACTGAACCATCTTAACCCGCGCTCTATGCGCGGTGGTATTCGCCTCTGAGGCATGCCTTGCGTTCATCCGATCAAGGCCGGTTTCGATGAAGCCGGCCAGATCACCTTTTCGAAGAAAAGATTTTCCAAAGAGTTCGAGCCGTTTGAGTTTCCTTGCAGAAAATGCATTTTCTGCCGTCTGGAAACGGCGCGAGAAAAAGCAATTCGGTGTATACACCACGCACAAATGTTTCCAGACCGATCTATTTTTCTTACCCTCACGTATGCGGAGGAGCACCTCGAATCGCCGTGGTTGATTTATAGCCATTGGCAGAACTTCATGAAAGCTCTCCGCAATTTTCAAGGTTCCGATCCTGAAAATCGCATTTCAGTTATGGTCACTGGTGAGTATGGCGATAAAGGCAAGCGCCCGCATTGGCATGCTCTTCTTTTTAATTTTTTTCCTCCTGATCCTGTTCTTGACCGTGAGACAGAGCTTGGCGACAAGGTTTATACATCCAAACTTATTGATGACCTTTGGGGCAAAGGTCGGTCTGAGTTTGGCAGTGTCACCTTGGAGAGTGCTGGTTATGTTGCGCGATATTCTGCGAAGAAGTTGGTTCATGGTCGTGATCAGGATCATAAGTATCATCCGATTCATCGGACATCTTCGCGCAACCCTCTCGGTCTCCCTTGGATTCAGAAGTATTGGCAACAGACCTTTCGTGATGGTTATGTTGTCTTACCCAACGGGAGAGTTGCTGGTATCCCTCGTTTCTATGAGGATTGGTTTCGGGAAACCAATCCTGATGCGTGGATGTACTACGCTTCCACAGTTAAGATTGAACAGCAAAAAAAAGCGCGCGCTTTGCGCGCAAAGGAGGAAGCGATTGATTTTGCGGCTCATTGGGGCCGTTCTTTTTTTCAGCCACAAGCTTTGACTCGCAATGAAGTCAAAGAGGAGATTCAAAACAAAAAGCACGAAGACGTGCTGAAAGGATTAAAGCTGTGAGGCTTGGTGATCGTTATTCGCAACATTCTTTTGCTCAGATCCCTAACGTGAATATTGCGCGCTCCAAGTTTGATCGTTCTTTCGCTGCGAAAGATACGATGAACTTTGATGAGCTGACGCCATTTTTCGTCGATGAGATTCTTCCTGGTGACACAGTGAATTTAAACACGAAGGTGTTCGCTCGTCTTGCCACCCAGGTTGTCCCTTTTATGGACAACGCTTATTTGGATTTTTTCTTTTTTTTCGTTCCCAATCGGTTGGTTTGGAATAACTGGGAACGTTTCAACGGTGCTCAGGATGATCCTGGTGATTCTACGGATTTTTTAGTTCCTCAGATCACCGCACAGCCGGCCGTCGGAACCATTTTTAATCATATGGGCGTGAATTTCGCCGGTTTGCCGACGAATGTTACTTTCAATGCTCTTCCTTTTCGCGCTTACAATTTGATTTGGAACGAATGGTTCCGAGATCAGAATTTGCAGAATTCGATTCCGGTTCCCAAGGATGATGGTCCCGATTTGGATACTGATTATGTGCTTCGTACTCGGCAGAAGAAGCACGATTATTTTACTTCTGCTTTGCCGTGGCCTCAGAAGGGACCTGCGGTCACTTTGCCCCTTA